AGCAACCAACAATGCGGTTGGGTGATACTCACCCTTCACGTTGAACGACACAAGAAGCCTGTTGTTCTGTGGTCGAACCCCGGTGAACTTCCCTGATTTGGTTTTACGGTTGTTCATGGCAGAGAAGTAATCTTTGCCTTTCAAAGCCTTGTTGCGTTCTGCCTCAATCACATTCTTCATGTGCATAGCAGCATTGAACACAGCCTTCTTTTGTGACTCCTGAGCAGCATTGCCAACACCACGAATCAAAGCACCTAGATCATAAGTGGTCATCTTGTGGGTGGTACTTGCCATGTTTATCTACCTTCGTGAATACGTCGCCACCGCAGGTAGGCATTCATTGTCCAAATCATTCTAGATGATTCTTGCAGAAGAACTGATGGGGCAATACCTGACTCAACGCTAAGTCGTGCAATCAACCAATGCGCTGAGGATTCTCCAAAGGGACTAAATCAACATCCTCATCATCTGTGTACTTCACAGATTCAACCGTGTTAATCCACTCTTCCCATGAGAGTTCAGTTTTCTTTTCACGCTTTTGACAAGCCCAAGCCAAATAACCTTGATGGGTCATCCTGAAATCATCCATAGTTAGAACGATTGGGTGGGTTTGGAACTTCTCTTCAAACGCAACAAAGTCAGGGTAAACCGCAATCATGCTCACGGTCTGCCCTGACAGGAAAGTTACTTCTATTTGTTGTCTCACGTTAGATTCCTCGCAGGTAGTGAAATGAAATTATGCGGTTGCTTTAGTGATCGCACCCGTGATTGGCCAAGTCACTGAAGCAGTGAGCAATTCGCCCACAGCACCGGCAACAGGTGTCCAATCCGTGACGATCAGCGAACCTGTATATTTTGGATTCGCAGTACCAACAGCAGTACCGTTTGGCAAGATTTCAAATGCCACAGCGGTTGAACCGATGAGAGGGTAAATCGTTTGCTCTACAGCGGATGCTGCAAAGTCTTGCATGAAGTCGATAGTGACAGCATTGTCTTTTAATCCTGAAATCCGTTCACGTGCGCCTGCACTTGAAAACGATGTGACTTCAATAGCGTCTGCAGATGATGAGAGGCTGACGTTTGATACAAACGAACTTAGATCAATACCGGCTATTTTTACTACTACTTGTGTTGCGACTACTTTAGGCATTTTCTTCTCCTGATTCCGACGGATCAATAGTTTTAGTTTTTTGCGCAGAAGATTTCACAGGCTCTAGGTGACCCGTCGCCAACAGAAACTCTACATTCCAAGACTCATCAACTTCAACGATTGTGCCGGGTGGCAGATCGTGAACATTCAATTCACCAATGATGCGATATTCCATGACGCTAAGAATACACCCTTACAACGAAATCAACTGAAAGGTATTCGGTATCGTTTGCAGATACTGATTGGATACCTGTGGCAGACTCCACAATGAGATCATCGACTACGCCACCCAAAGTACGGTCTGCTTCAATGGCAGCCCTCACCGATGTGGTTCCTTCATACGCTGTGTAGCCATCAACAGATGCTTCCGCTGTGCGCTCTGTAGCCCTAGCCACAATGACAGTAACTGTATATTCTTGTTCTGTCATACCGCCAAAAGTACGATGATAGGTAATAGTGTTGAGATTGCTGTACGCCATCGGCGCATTAAGTTGATCAGGTTGATAAGCGTAGGTGCGTAACCCTGTGATGGTGGCAAGCCTTGCAGCCAACCCTGTCTTGACCTGTGTGATAGTTGCGGTCACGCCATGTTCCTCATACGCCTAAACGGTTCCACAAGTTGCGCCACATCGCCATCTAAGGCACGGGTCACACGAATAGCACCCATATCACCAAACCCGGCGACACCCAATGGGGAGTCAAACCGTTTGAAGATGCGTTGAGATTGAATGATGCAAGCAGTTTCTACAGGTGCAGGTATGGCAGGCCAACCCCAAACACCCGTGACTTTGACTAAAGCAAGATCGTTAGTTACAGGGAACAGATAGTTCATTGCTGCTCTAATACGTGTGAACGCCCACCGCTGCCCATCAAGGATTCCGTTCAAAGGTTCTAACTGATAATCCGATACAGCCCATGTGAGTTCAAATGTTCCATCAGCCTGAGGATCAGTAGCAAGAGTGATTGCTGTGCTTGCAAGGTCATCAACCTCACAATAGAGATCATCCTGTGGGGCAAAGTATCGTACGGCTGTTCCTTGATTGTAGAAAGCCCTGCTGCAATAGCCGTCGATCAGACGGGAAGCAGAGTTGATAGAAGATTCAATCAGAGCATCATCAACTGAGTCTGTGATACGCAAAGCAGCCTTCACACTTGCAAGCGTGGTGTACCCATTAGTAACTGCCATTTTGCCTCAACCAATCAATCAAGAGTCCGTAACCTTCAGAATACCCCAACTCCTGCAAATCGCCATAAAGGTTGTTGAACTTGCGGTTGTCACAATCCCTGCCCAATACACCTGATGGTTCTGCCGGGTTATGCACAATCTCATACGCATCAACACCTGCAAGTTTGGCGCACAACTCCACAACCTGATTACAGGTCACAGCACCTTCAGCACCAATGTTCACAGGCCCATCGTATTCGCCTTCTAGCACAGCAAGAATCTTTGATACCGCATCAGATATATACAGGTAGGAACGCAACTGTTCCCCATTGCCCCATACCTCTATGCGTTTAGTTTTGATGGCTTGTAATGCTTTGGTGGCTGCAGCGGTAGGGAACTTCATGCGCTGCCCCACAGATTCTTGCCCCACGCCATAGATCGTGTGGAGAATCCCAACCCGTACATCTAAAGGGTGACGTTCAGCCAACCGTATCAACATCAGTTTTTCACGCCCATACATCAAATCAGGTGTGCCTGTTTCCAACAATCCTTCATGCAGTTTGGGGGCAAAGCCTTCAATGGTTTGAACTTCAGTTGGGTACGCACAAGCAGACGAAGCCACAAAGGAACGCTCAATCTTGTAACGCTCAATGGCTTGCAGCACGTTGAAATCTATTCTGCTGTTGTTGATGTAAGGGTAATAATCTTCTTTGCTGAAGTAGCCCACACCACCCATATCGGCAGCCAAATGGATAACCCGGTGCATCTGCGAGAAGTCGGGAACTTGTTTCGTCAGGTCAATAATTGTGCGTGTGTCGCATTCATCCCATATCTGTTTGCGGAAAGGATCTGTGGGTGGTCGTTTAGAAAACACATGAACGCTATGCCCTTGTTCAATTAGTCTTTGGGCAACATGGGTTCCAATGAACCCTGCACCACCTGTTATTGCGTAGTCCATAGTTCACTTCTTTCTTGAAACAAACGTGCATCAATGCCCTCATTAGAGAACCCTTTTGTGTATGTCTCATCCATGCGAGCCTTACCCCACGCAACGTGCAGGTGTTCCACTTTGCTTTCTAAACAGGGGGCAAAACGCCCACGCCATTTAGCGGTTTCAATAAACTCTGTATCTGTCCAATTATGGTCGTAGCCTTCATGCAGCATGATGCCTTCCCTGTCTGCTACGCCTTGTGTCGCATAGTTACGGGAAACGAGATAATGGGTGGCGTGATCTCCACGCATCACAGACGGGTTGCCTAGATCGTTAGTGCCAACAACCTCAATCGGTTTCTTCATCAACGCTACAGCAGCCTCAAACCATCCTTGATGAAAGTTCAAATCATCTGCACCTGCAAACACATACGGTTCATCAGTATCAACCACACCTGTGTTGATAGCCCCGGCATAGTTATTCTTGCGTCGATTCAAAATCAGGTTTGCCCCAACCGTACCCACAACAGCAGTAATGGATTCATGATCATCAGGCTCAACAATGAAATAGACGTTGGCATGATCTGTGGAATCTAAAGCGTTACAGGTCACCTCAGCGATCTTGTGCGCCCGGTGATACGTCGGGATCAGTATTGCTACCGGCATACCATTTCCCAAAACTTGTTGCCTGCTTCATCAACCATATCTTTCAATCTAAACGGGTCATCCCATCCATCAACGCTGATCAACCCAACATTTTTGTTTGTGACAATCCTGCAACCTGATAGCACGGCCTCCATCACAGCCCTGCCTTCACTCTCAAAGTTCAACGGCAAATGCACAAACACCTCAGCAAAACTCATCAGGTTCAATACTTCTTCACGACTAGAACGATAGGCAATCGCCAAATCAAACCCTGCCGATGCAGCCCAAAACTTAGCCTGATTCAAACCCTTCAACGGATGCATACGTGCAGCCCACAGCGCAAACTCTTTTTTCTCACGGTTGTGGCATTCACTTGTGTCGAAATGGGATAGCACCAACTCTGTCCATTTGGGTTGAGTCCATAACAGTTCTCGTTCCAAATGTGCCGGGGTATGGCACACAAAAGGGGCAGCGTTGTTGATCAACTGCATACGCCCCCCTGATTCGTCTTGTTCGTGGTGGATAAAAACCATCGGTTCCCGTTCCGCAAGAACGCACATGGCTTCTTCTGTTAGCAGGTCTGTGCCTGTGATAACGATGCGTTCATGAGCCAACGCCCGTTCCCATTCGGCAGCAGGTATTAATTCAATATCAATCCAAGGGGGTGCGCAATCCCTGTAGGCCTGATCTGAAAGTTCTGCCCCACCACGATATTTGCCCGGCAACCATCTACCGCCACCCGTATCCTCAACGGGGAGATGGTGCGTAAGCCAAGCCACACTCAACTGAGAAGCCCCATAATCGGCTTCCAATGGTTTCTAAACACTTCATCTGCCTGATACTGCTTAGCGTGGTTTAGCGCATCCTGCGACGTTGTACGGGGTGCATCCCACGCTGACTCTAGGCATTCCAAAATAGATTCCGTGAAAGGTGTATGGAAAAACGCTCTCTGAGCGTGATCCCAAAACGGTTGAGATTTGGCAAGCCACCCATCACCAACAAGTTCAGGTTGAGCAGTCTGATCAGAAACAATCACCCGTGTACCACACGCTTGCGCCTCAACAACAGGAATACCAAAACCCTCACCCATCGACACAGCCAACAACACATCAGCAGCCGTATAGAACGATGCAAGCACTTCCTGAGAGATACCCATTTGGTAGGCGTACTGATCCACGAACTGATAGTTGGCTTCAGGAACCCCACACGCTTTCAACAACTCAATGAGATTAATGCCATGAACACCATGTTTTTCTGTATGCAAATACAACAAGGCTTCAGGATGCTTCTTACAAAAAACACCAAACGCAAGAATGTTCTCAGCAAATGCTTTACGTGGTGGGCTTGCGCCTTTGTTCGCTGCAGTCATCATCACAACAAACCGATCCTCAGGGATCTCCAAAATCTTCCTGCCACCCGGCGTAGGTTTGAACACGGGTTCAATACCGTGAGGGGCATACAAAGCATCAATGCCTGCCTGATGCAACATCTTCTGCCCATATAGGCTCATTGCTACAGGGGTTACGTTGGGTCGATTGCACCACGCCAACACATCAGGGGGGCAAGGGGTGTGATCTATAGGAACCCACGAAACGATCTGTTCTACAGCATCAAACGATTGCGATTTGAAAACCCACACATCGTAAAGAGTCATCAGCAAAGGTTTGATATCGGGTTCCCTGTGCGCCCAATGCAGATAATGGGCAACCATTACGTCGTCAGAATAAACAGAGTTGCCTTTAGGGTAAACCGTGAAACCGTTCCAAACGGTAGTTGCGCCTTCTAATCCGTAGTTGGCGTGGATGGCAACATTGTTCCCTGCTTCTTTGAGCCTTGTGCAGAGTTGCGCTGTTTGCTGCCCGTAGCCTGTTGCTGACCACGGCGCATTGGAGTAGAAGAGAATCTGTCTGCCATCTCCATTGTTGCTGTTTCTAGTTCCTGTGCGTAACCCAACCTCAGAAGTTGTTGTGCTTCCGGTATCGGGAGTTCCACGATTGTTCCTCTTATGTTTACGAGCATTACCCATAATCCCTTTTCCGCAGTTAATTGGCAGGAGTGCGCAAGAGTGGGTGTACTAGCCCTGCGCTGTCTAGTACACCCACATCAGGTTTCGTTAGTTAGGAAGCCCCACCAACGAAGTATTTGATTGCTGACGTTTGTGGCAAATCGCCATCGATGCGGATTGACGCACGGAAGGTGATCAGGTCGTTAGCAAATGCGTATTCGTCTGAACGATCAAACTTGATACCGCCTGCCTGACGTACGTAGTACGAAGGCATATGACCAAACAGAACGCTCTTAGCCGAAGTTGCAGGAGAAACCACATCAGGGTTCTCAAAGATTGGGAAGCCCAAAAGCATGTCAGGCTGACCCATCTGCAACGATGGTTGGAAGAGGTACTGATTAGTGGTGTCTTTAAGTTTGCGTACAGCAGCAAGTGAGGTGTTGTTCAACATCCAACCTGTGCCCGGCTGACGACGGTACATTGAGTTCACGCTGTAAGAAAGATCAATCAAGTTATCTGCGGTGAAAGCACCTGAGACAGCGGTTGAACCTGTTACGCCTGAACCTGCTGCAACCGCAATACCGTTTGGCATTGTGGTGTCAGTACCTGTGGTGAGTGCCGTGTTTACAGCAACGCCGATTGCGATTCCTGCTTCACGAGCAAGGAAGCCCAAAAGATCAACGCCACTATCGGCAACCATTTCAGCAGAAACTTGGATCAAGAAACCGTACTTGTAAGCGTTCAAAGTTGTAAAGGCTTGGAAGGTTGGATCTGATTCAGCGAATGCTGAAGATTGTGCAGTAAGTGATGCTGTGCTGTAAGCGTTGGTGCGTGGGATCTGCAATGCTTCGCCACCTGCAGTATTGATAACTGTAGAGGTCTGCAACATTGGGCCTACAAGAACCATGTGCTCTACGATCTGATCGTAGAACGACGTTGGTACAGGTGCGCCTGTTGAAGTCGTGATTACGTCACGCTTCTCAAAGGTTGCTGAACGGATCTCTCCACGAGCAAGGCTACGGATTGTTTCTGCGTCATTGCTTACAGATTTGCCTGCAACAGGTCGAACCTGATCTTCAATGCCACGGGTTGCTTCTGACAAACGAAGTTCACGCTCTTCATCAGCACGAAGGCTAGAGATCACTTCAGCACGTTTGCCGAGATCCTCATTGATGCGAGCATATTTAACTTCTTCTTCTGCGCTTAAATCACGCTTCTCTGCTTCCGCAACATCAAGAATGGCTTTAGCCTCTTCCCATGCACGGTTGCGGAGTTCTACTTGACGGTCGATGTACGACATAGTTTCTCCTGTTTGATAAATAGTTTGGATTTGTGAGGTAGCGGTTCCGCACACCACGATCATCGGTAGAGGTTCCTCACATCCGATTGAACAAGACTAGATGCGATTTAGTAACAAATCAATCTGCTTGCGTTTTATTGCTAGAGACCCGGCAACCTCTGTTGGTTGTGGTTCTGCACGAAGTTTGTTCACGGTTTCTGCGAGCAGGTCAGCATGATCGGTTGAAAGGGTTTTGCCGTT